CCCTAATAAGGGAGTATGGCTACCAGCTACACCGAGCTGTAAATTCACCGATTACAGAGTCCCCCTCCATAGTACTTACCTCAAATCCATGATAGCTATTTTAGATGAAAATATTACCTAGACAATTAAATTTGTTCAAGTCTGAACTAAACGTTCCAGGCCACTATTTAAATAATGACAGGTCAGTTTTCGTTAGATTCTATGTAACAAAACAATTGGTAGAAACACTTTTTCATGATCTTATAACTAAGAAAGAAATTTTAGTAATTCTGGCCTTTGCGCTGCGTTTAATTACAACGCGCGGGAATCGCAGTCTTATTGAAAAGTTTTCTGGTTACCAAGATGATATAGTATCATACATTTCTGCAGAGGATAAACGAATCGCTTGGCAGACACTTCAGAGTAAACTACCAAAGTGTATTAGTAGATTAAAATCGCTAAAACATTTTAATAAGTTCTCAGCTGTTAAGCAAGCAGAAATTATTCGTTTGATGTTAACGTTAACCAACTTTCGACGTTTAGTAGCCCACGACTGGAAGGTGTCTTTAGACCCTATCATAGAAGTAAGGCATGTAAATAAGGAAAGTGTACGTAAAGAATTTAGAGAGTTTTTAAATTCTCCATCTTCTAAACAACTCTGTAAAACGGTGATGTCTGAATTAGCCAAGGTTATTAAGAGTGAACCAATACCTAAATTTCACTTTGTGGCAAAATCAGGTCCTAATGGAGATACACGATTATCTAGGCATTTGGATGAAGAAGCTGTTTTAAATAACGGTTTTGACTCCCATCTATCTGAATATTCCGAATTAACAGGACAACCTGAGCCTATCCTTACTAATTTCAACGTTTCCGCTAAAGAAGCAAGTTGGGTAGGTAGGTTATCTATCAAAACGGAGTTCGGAAAGAAGAAAAATCGAGTATTCGCTATCTTTGACGGCGTAAGCCAAGAGACATTGAAGCCTATGCACGACGCTCTTATGAAAACCTTACAAGGTATCAGGGAAGATTGTACATACGATCAGACTAAAATATCGTTCCGCATACAACAACTTGTTAATCGAAAGATTAACTTTTTCGGAGATTCGGATCTAAGCCAAGCAACAGATACGATTCCTAGATGATTGTACGTGGATTTTCTAGATTCGGTTAAACCCGGTCTGGGAGACTCATGGCAAGCTATTTTTGATCGACCTTTCTTGGTTAAAGAGAAGAACGCCATAACTCGTGATACTGGTTTTACTGTGTCTGGTAAACCCTTAATTGGGCAACAAACTGTTCATTACGGTACCGGACAAGGTATGGGAGCTTACACATCATGAGCACTCATGGCAGTTATACATCATTTGCTATTACGCCTTTCGGCTAATAGAATGAATATATCACCTACTAATAAATACCTTATTTTGGGGGATGACATTGTTGTCTTCCACAAAGGTTTATTTTCAGAGTACTTGCAAGTGTTAAATGATTTAAACATCCCCCACAAACCCAGTAGTTCCGTTGGTTACTGTGAATTCGCCAAGCGTCATTTCTGAAATGGTCGTGAGGTTTCGGGTTTATCCCTGAAAAGATTCCAGGACCTTCGTTTCGGGTCATTTTGGGCACAAGTAAGCAACTTACGTTTGCAAGGTTTCGACGTGGCACCTTTGGTTGCCCGGGCTTACGACTGGACACGTTCAGTATCGTTATCGAAAGCCGCTGCGCTAATATCTAGCTTTCCTGTTAAGGATAAGGATGATATCTGAG